AGACGGCGCTCGCATTCCGGTCGAGGAGTGGGCTGGGGGAGAGGTGCTCTCCTTCGATGTGGCGTCGGGGGAGTTCGAGCCTGCGTTCTCGCCGAAGCCTGACGTGTCCGTCCCTGTGCCGTGTGTTCGCGTGACGACCCGTACGGGACGAGAGATTGACGTAACGCGCGAGCATCCATTCCTGACGTTTGATGGGTGGACTGAGGCTGGAGAGTTGTCTCTTGGAGAGCGGATTGCCCTTCCCCGAAAGATTGACGTTGGCCACGGAATCGTAGAAGATGCCTGGCTGCTCGGCACGCTCGTCGGCAACGGCTGCATGACCTCGACCTATGTCGAGATCGCTACTGCTGACCCGGCTGTTCGTGAAGAGATTCATGCTGTCTCACGACGTCGAGGATGGAGCGTTCGCGAAGTTGGCTGTGCGATGTTCCTGCACGCCAACTGGGTGAAGGGGAGCGGGCCGCTCGACTTCACGCGGCGCCACAATCTTCAAGGCAAGTCTTCTTACACCAAGCGTGTGCCTCCAGATATTAATACATCTTCTGTAGACTCGGTTTGCGAGTTCTTGGCAGGGCTTGTCGATACGGATTGCCACGTTTCGCTTTATCGCCGGGGAACGATCGAGTTCTTCTCGGTCAGCAAAGACCTGATGAAGGACGTGCAGCACCTGTTGACGCGAATTGGCGTCGTCAGCGTGCTCTCGAAGAAGCGCGGAACATACAAGGGAGCACCGTATACAAGCTGGCGATTGATGGTTCGCGGGCGAAGCGTCGAGGTGCTGGCTGCTCGTGTGCGGCCGAAGGGAAAAAGAGCAGCAGAGTTCGCGGAGCTGCTGGCTCGCCGACGAGGCGAAGGGGGAAGCGAGAGCGTCGATGTGCTCCCTCGCGGTGCGTATCGACTGCTGACGCAGGACCGGAACTGGTTTCGCCGTCGTGGAGAGGTCTATCGCGAGGACCACAGCCCGACTCGTGCTAAGATGCGTCGTTTGGCGGCGCTTGAACCGGATGAAGGAGCGCGTGCTCGGGTGCTGGCGCTCTGTGATGCGCCCGTTTTGTGGGACGAAGTGGTGTCGGTGACGGACCTCGGGCTGCAGGTGGTGTATCCGCTGCACGTTCCGGGGAACGAGAACTACGTCGCCAACGATATCGTGAACCACAATTCGCACTTTTTCACGCTGGCGTACCCGATCTGGATGGCTGATAAGCATCCGAACTCGAAGGGATTCATCTTTTCAGGCTCACAGCCGCAGGCCGACATGATCTTGCAGAAGATCATTCATGAGATCGAAACGAATCCAAAGCTCGCGCATCTTTGTCCGCCTGAAAAGGGGCGGAAGATGTGGTCAACCAAGCAGATCCGGCTGCTCAACGGCTCGGAGATCTATGCTCGTGGTTACGGAACCAAGGTTCGAGGTGTTCACCCGGCCTGGATCGTGTGCGACGACATCCTGAACGACAATGATGCGCACTCCGAAGCGGTGCGAGCGAAGAACATCGACTACTTTTTCAATGCAGTTCGACCAACTTTGATCCCTTCCGGGCAGCTGATCGTCATCGGCACACCCTTTCACAAGCGGGATCTGTACGGTGACCTGAGCGGAAAGCCGGAATATCACTTTGCTCGCTTCCCTGCGGTCATCGATTCGGGGAAGGCGACCGAGAGGCCGCTCTGGCCGGAGTATTTCTCGGCTGTGACGTTGCGCGCGATGCGTTCCGAGATGGGAAACATCCGGTTTGCGCGCGAGATGATGTGCTCTCCGGTCACCGACGACTCGTCTCTGTTCCCGATGTCGATGTTCCTTGCTGACGGAGTGATGCAGCTCGGGGCTCGATTGGGCGCTCCGAGGCAGTTTTGGACCCAATTTGGGGTCAAAAACGTGTTCATGGGCGTCGATTTCGGGCTTTCGGCGACGGTAGGGTCCGACTACACGGTCGTTTGGACGATGGGCGTCGATGAGCACGGAAATCGCTGGATTTTGGACATCCAGCGCGAGACCGGACTGTCCTTCGGCGCGCAGAAGGCGCTGATCAACGACGTCGCACGCAAGTATCGGCCTGGTCTTATCTTCTTGGAGGCCAACCAGGCGCAGCGAATCTTCGGTGAGACGCTGATCCAAGAGACAGACCTGCCAATCAAGCTGTTTCACACCGGTGATGCGAAGCATTCGCTCGAAGAAGGTGTGCCAGGGCTCGCTGTGCTCCTCGAAAACCGCAAGGTTCGCATTCCGAGAGGCGACGAAGCCTCGATCGAGATGACTGACAAGTGGATCGAGGAGATGCGATCGATGTCATTCAACGGTCGCGTGATGAGCACCGGTGAGCATGACGACATGGTGATGGCTTTTTGGATTTGCAATAACGCAATTCTGAAGGGAAACTTCACTTTTGCGTTCGGAGAGCAGCCAGAAGACACCGGAACCATGGAAGACGTGCTGAAAGAGCTGATGGGAACGGATGACGATGACATGGACGACTTTGTTATCGGCATGAAGCCCCTGGCTCGGGGGCGACCGCGCCGTGTCAATGCCCAACTCGTACAGGATCTTGCCGAAGGTAGTGATTTTGAGGCAGATTTGCGGCAAGATAAGTCAAGCGAATTGAAGCCCTATGACCAAGTCGCGCCCAAAATGGGTGCGCCGAAGTTCTGGGGGCAATGAGAGGGTTCGGAGATGCCTGGTCTGTATATTCTGCCTGATATGCGCGCCATGAGCATCCCTGGACAGGTTCCGAGGCTGCACATGCACGAGCCTGCGGAACAAATGGCAGACATTCCCGACATTACTGAAGGGATTACGTCTCAGTCGGACGTGTTCAAGGGGCTGACTCTCGATAAGAGCCAGGAGAATTTCATTCGTGGGCTCCTTTCGTCGGCCATGTCGGCGGAAAATGAGGTCACACTGCGGCAAGATCTGATGTCCGGAATGATCGACAAGAAGATCAATCCCGGCGTTCGCCGAGCTGTTCTTCAGCGTGCCGTCGATCTGTTCCGGCAGACCCGCGCCCGTCCGCGACTGCGGATGGTGATGAGCAAGAGCGAGCGAGGCGTCGAAGACGAGATCGGCGACATGCTTGAAGAGGCGGGACACCTTGGTGTTCATCCTGAGAAGCTGTTGCCGTGTATCGCTCGCTATGGGGACGCGGCTGTGATCCGCTGCTTGAAGAAGCTCGATGTCGAGCTGGCCGGCGGACGGATCTTTGGTCGAGAGCATCATGAGCGTTACGTCGTGAAGGCTGAAGTCGAGGCGGAGCCGAAGCAGCGCAGTCCTCGCTGGGGCGGCGGGGCCGAAGACGATACGCGCTTCGAGCCGGTTGGCGCTCGCAAGATTTGGGGCAAGCGGATCGTCGAGAAGAAGCCGGACGGCAAGTGGCACGTTGTCGGAATTGTTCCTGGCCTTGAAGACCCGAAGCGCGTCGAGCCGCTCGACGTCGGCACGCTGAACCGTGAAGCGTTGATGACGCTGGTGCAGGAGCTCGCTGCTCGGCGCAAGCAGTCGGGCGAAGACGACGTCGAGAAGGCAAAGCGTGGCAAGTCAACGCCGGCTCCGCCGTCGCACCGCGTGCGAGGTTCGAAGGTCAACAAGCCTGGGAGCTCTGCCTCGTCGACTTCAGGGGCAGGCATCGAGCTGTCGGACGAAGTCGAGGCTGGACTGAAGAACAAGGTCAAGGACCACAACGCGAAGCACGAGTCGGCGTCCAAGCGAGGCACGCTCGGAATGCTGAAGTCCGTCTGGCGTCGTGGCGCAGGAGCGTACAGCGTTTCACATCGTCCCGGTATGACGCGTCAGCAGTGGGCGATGGGGCGCGTGAACGCGTTTCTCGAACTGGTCCGCACAGGAAAGCCTGGGGACAAGGATTACGTGACCGACAACGATCTGCTCCCTGCAGGTCATCCGAGGAAGTCCTAGGCATCCTATGGAAGGCATGTATGGCGCATCGTTCGCCGCTCGCGTAAAAGAGCGTGCAAGGATTCTCCTTCTCGAAAACAAGGGGTATCTTACCCCGCGTGACGAGTTCACCGTAACTTCCGTGATCGAGGCGATTGCGGAAGAACTGAAAAGGATTGGGGTCATCGAAGAGGACGAGGTCGAACAAGAGACCGAATCTGATTGACTCCCCGAAAAGCGAAAGGAAAGAAGATGAGCATCTTCGACGAGGTTCTGGGATTTCAGGTCGATTCGGTCCTCTCCAAGTCGATCGGGACCGACATGATGGAGCTTGCGATTTCGCCGGCGTCCGAGGCGGACGGTCACCACGGTGGTGGCGAGATGGGCGGCATCGAGCTGGACGAGAAGAAGGACATTACCCGCGTCGCAAAGGGCGACATGTCGACGGCCGACATGAAGGAGCCGTCGATGAGCAGCGGGATTCCGCAGAAGCTGCACGGTAAGACCTTTGACATGCCGGCTCCGGTCTCCGAGATGCACGGCTGGCCGGGTAAGGATTACGAGTCGGCGACTTCGGGCGAGCGCGACGTCATGCTCTCCGAGGACGACGTTGTCGTCGGGCAGCAGATGCACGGCAAGAAGCGCCCGGTCGAGGCCAGCGCCTCTGTCGGCCACGGTGATGAGACCCGGACCGATGACAGCCTGGGCTCGAACCGTCGCATGCTGAAGGGCTTCGGAATGAGCCAGGACGTGCAGTTCGTGGCTCGGCAGCCCATGGCCATGCGGCAGCTTCCTGCGATGCCAGAGGGCCGTTCGTGGCAGGCTGGTGCGGTTTCGTACAGCACCTCGCTGGACGAGCGGATTGCCAAGTCGATCGAGAATGAGACGCTCATTCCTGAGCCGACTCTCAACTGGCAGGCTCCGCTGCTCAAGAGCCACGTGTGCGGCAACGACCTCTGCAAGTCGTCGTTCCCCTCGTTCCTCACTGTTTGCCCCAACTGCCACACTGGCGCAGGCTTTCACGGTGTCTCGCTGAGCAAGTCGGTCGAGGCTTCGGTTCGTGGTCCGGTTCAGGGCGACCTGATCTTCCCCGCGAACGGCATCAAGCTCGGTTGATTGAAAAAGACGGACGTGGACAAGGAGCACTTGTCCACGTCCGTTTTTTGTCGTGAGGTAGCGTGATGGGATTCTGGGATCGCTTTCGCCGTTCGCACATCGAGACGACGGACGAGTTTACCGACGTCGCGGCACTGGAGAAGGCCGAACCGGAGAGCATTGCGCCCGTTCCTCTGGCGCCAAGCCACTCCATTATCTCTGTTCCCGCCGGCTACGAGCTGATCAAGGCTGATCAGGTTGAGCCCACACGAATCGAGATGCCGCCGACCGGGGACGGGGTTTCGGACCCAAAGGCGCTGTACTGGGACCCCTTCGCGCTTATCGAGCAGCTCGGGTTCCGTGATCGTCCGTCGTCTGTCACGTACGCCACCTTGAACGCGATGGTTTGGCGTATGCCTATCATCCAGGCGATTATCCAGACGCGAGTCAATCAGGTCGCCTCATTCTGCACTCCACAGAACCACAAGTTCGAGATGGGCTTCCGCATCAAGATGCGAGATCGCGAAGCCAGCCCCACCAAGGCAGATAAGAAGTTTGCCAAGGAAATGGAGCGAATGCTCCTGCAGTGCGGTGCCGTGAATCATGACCCGCGCGGTCGACCTACGCTCGAGAGTTTTATGCGCCGGCTGGTTCGTGACTCCATGGTCTACGACCAGATGTGTTTCGAGATCGTTCCGGGACGCGATGGCCGACCTGCTGAATGGTACGCCGTCGACGCGTCCACGATTCGTCTAGCCAATACCGATAAGCTCTTTCCGGACGACGACCT